ATTTGCTTCTATGCTTGCTTCTTCTTATGTTGGAACAGGATCTTCTTATAATATTTTTTCATTAGATGCAAATGGTATAGCAAATGTTAGCAAGACAGTTGTTAGTAAATTCGCTGCTGTCGGAAGTATGGACATTGACAATGTAACTCCTACTGGCAACAATCAAGTATTGTGTCGTTATGCTGATTATGCAGGAACTTCTACAGATCCAAAAATATTGATAACATATTCAACACCATCTGGTCCAGCCAATATGAAATCTTATAATACAAATTTAAAGGCAAATGTAAAAAGTATCAACACAAATTTAATAGCAAATATTAAAAGTTTAAATACAAATGTATAATATGGAACAAGAGAAAATAACAATTAGAAAAATAATGCAAAATGAATTCACTTGGATTGTGATGATAATTGCTTCTGTTATGGGCTTTGTGTCTCAAGTTATTCTTCCAATACAAAGTATGCAGATTCAGTTGACACAAATACAGCAAATTATACTAGAAACAAAGCAAAATTATCAAATAGCCATGCAAGAGCATCAAAGTCTTCGTAGCAGAGTTGATATTATTGAAACCAAACTTAACAATTTAGCAAAACAAAGATGAGCACAAATTTACCAAAAATAAGAACAAATAGAGGTGATATAGGAAATGAAATTTGGATTAAATTTCCTAATCTTCAAGGTCTTGAAAAGACATATTTGTCAGGTGATGAAGCATCTGCACAGACTGTCTTGTCTGTTCTTTCTGGTTCTAATTTTACTGCTGGAGAGTTTATTGTGATTGGAATTCCAGGAACAGAGCAATGTGAAATAAGAAAAATTGATAGTGTATCAACTACTACAATAACAATAACTTCTGCTACTTCTTATCCACATGGACAAGGAACTCTAATAACATTTATACCATTTGACCAGATTGAAGTGTATTCTGCTTCTTCTTCTGGTGGATCTTTCTCTCTTTTGTCTGCAGTTAGTATAAGAGCAGATGCTCTGGAAACATTCTATCCAAGAACTGCAGATGCCAATACAATATATTATAAAGCAAGGTTCAAGAATTCTGCTGATACTACTTACTCTGATTATTCAGATGAAGTTGCTGCTACTGGATTTGCATACAATTCTGTTTATTCTGTTAAAAACAGAGCATTAAGACAAGTTGGAGAAAAAGTTGGAGGAGCATTTACTGATGAAGATTTAGATGATTGGCTTTGGGAAGCAAGAAGAGAATTTGATAATCAATTCAAAAGATGGTCATTTAGAACTTCATTTGATTATGATGCTGCTAATCTTGTAGAAGGTCAATACTCATTCTCTGCTCCCTCTATTCTAAGAAATCCAGATTCTCCACAAAACATTATTGGAATGAGAATTGGAAGTCAAGGAACTCCAATTACATATATTGACAAGAAAGATTTCAATAGAAAATATGAAGGAATAATTCACACAACAGTAGCAACTGAGCCAACAGTAGGACAAACAACTCTTGTTCTTACTAATGTCAGAGATTTAGATGACTCTGGATCTGTGCAAGTTGGAGTTGATACTATAACTTATACTAGTAAGACAAATTCTACAAATACATTAAATGGAGTTCCTGCTTCAAGCACAGGATCTATAACTGTTGCACATGCAGTTGGAACAGATGCTTGGCAGAATGTAAATTATGGAAAGCCATTAAGATTTACAGTATATGAGAATACCATATTCTTTGATACTCCTGTTGATAGTAGTTTAGAAGGAGACAATGTTCTTATGGACTTTTATAGAACTCTTCCAGACAAAGACTCTGATGCTGACTTGCTTGATGAGCCAGATGTTGATATGTTTGTTAGCTTTCTAAAATTCAAAATAAAGAGTAGAATTAGTAAAGGAAAGATAAAGATGCAAGACGATCCTGACTACATTGACTATCTTGGAAGAAGAAATAAGTGTATTCAGAAAGAGTTTATTCATCAAGGAATGTCATTTTCACCAGACATTGGACATTTACAAGAAGTAGATTAAATATATGGAAACATCAGAATTATATAAAACATTAAATAAATACTTATATAAACTAGAACCAACTGGTCTTGATTTTGCACTTTCTCCTGAAGTCTATAAAAGCACATCTGGAACTCTTTCTCCTGAAGACTTGACATCTGGATATTTAGTTGGAAATATAAATTTTGTTGGAGGATATATGCAATCTGATAATTTTGTGTCTGGTTCAGCAGGATGGAAACTTGATTCAAATGGAACTCTTACTGCTGTCAATGCTACTCTTTCAGGAACAATTACAGCTACTGCTGGTGCTATTGGTGGATTTAGCATAGGATCTGACTATATTAGAGATGCTGCTAATTCATTTGGTCTTGCTTCAACTGTCACAGGAGGAGATGATGTAAGATTCTGGGCAGGAGACACTTATGCCAATAGAGCCACAGCAGACTTCATAGTTACAGAAGCAGGAATTCTAACTGCTACAGGAGCCACAATAACAGGAACTATTAAAACTGCAGCAGGAACTGGACAAAGAATTGTCATAGCAAGTGCAGATAACACTCTTACATTTTATAATGCAAGCAATGCAGTTGTTGCTCAAATGGGAGCAGGAGCATCAATAGGTAATGCATTAAGAATAACTCTTGATGCTAGCACAACAACTGGAGTAAAAGTAACATCTGCTACTGCTAATGATATTGGTTTTTCTTTTGTAAATGCAGGAAATTATGATAGCACAGGAGTGAATGTTGACTTATCAGGAGCAACAAATACTGGAACAGCAATAAATGTAAATCATGATGGAAGTTCTGGAGAAGCAATATTTATAGACACTAGTTCAGCTGCCAAAGGAATTCTTGTTCAAAATACAGGATCTGGAGAGAATTTGTATCTAACTAGCACAGCTAGCAAAACTATATATATAAATAATTCATCAGATAGTCATATAGCAATAGAAATTGATTATGCTGGAAGACAAGAAGCATTATACATAGCTGGTTCAGATACAAATAGTGCAAAGTCTGTAATTTATGCAACTGCTGGTCAAGCTGGAGGAGAAGCAACTGTTCAATTTAATAAATCAAATTATGGTGCTGTTTTATATTTGACATCTTCAAGTGCAAGTGATTCAAATTATTCAATTGGATTGAAAACAAATATTGCTAGTTCTGGAACATCAGTTGAAGCAGCATTTGAATTTGCAGGAAGTGAATATATTGCTGGAGCTACTTCAGTTTCTGGATTAACAGGAGTTATAAAGGTCGTTACAAGTGATGGCTTGTGCTACATGCCAGTTTATTCAGGTTATGCATAATTAAAATATATGGCTATAAATACTACATTAAAAAAAGGTTCAACAGGAAGTCAAGTTATAGAATTGCAGAAAATGCTTGGCATAACTGCAGATGGCAAATTTGGTCCACAGACTGAAGCAGCAGTAAAAGCATATCAGCAGAATAATAATCTTACTGTTGATGGAATTGTGGGACCTAAAACAACTAATTCTTTATATACTCCTCAATACACTCCTCCTACAAATAGTAGAAATCTTGCATTTGGAGAAAATCCTGCAATATTAAATTATGGAGATACATTTCAAGGACAGCCAGTGAAATTTGACACACAGACAGGAAGTCCACTTCAGCAAGGACAAGCTACTTATTCATCTCCTGAAGCAGCTAAAGAAATAGAAAAATACATGAATGAAATTATTGAATCTGTTGTCAATTCTGGAAAAATTATCAATCCAAATATAACTCCACAAGAATTAGAAAATATAGATCCTGCAACATTCTTAGCACAAGCAGAGAATAGTCTTGCTCCAGAATATAAAGAGAAATTTAGTGTAATTAAAGAAAATCTTTCAAGATCCTTGGCTAATATTGGATATGATTTAACAAAGAAGGAGCAAGAAGTTGCCAGAGACTATACAAACACTCTTGACAAAGGACAAGAAGATTTAGCTGGAAGAGGACTTGCATTCTCTGGACAGAGACAAACATTTGAAACTGATTTGGGTAGTGCTAGAGATAGATCTGTTGAAGCAGCAAGAGTAGCAGCAGAAAGACTTGCACAAGAAGATTTGAGCACTGCTGAAAGCAAAGTTGGAACAGAAAACTTAAGAGGATTTGGAACTCCTACATCAATTGGAGGAAGAAATTTATCATTCAGTTCAACTCCATTAACAGGATCTCTTGTTAGCGAGAAGCAATATTTGAAAGAGTCCACTGCAAGAGAATTGGAAAGACAAGACAGAGAAAGGAGAGCATATGCAAGAAGTGGAATTGTAACAGCTTGATACATTAGCAATTAAGAGGTAAAATAAACATATATGCCACAGTTTATCAAACAAGGAAATAGTTTTTATAGAAAGGATGAGAATGGAAGTCTCTATCTTGTTTCAGATCCTGATACAATGAAAGGACTTGGTTCTGGTCAACTTCCATATTATGCTATTGGAGGAAACAGAACTCTTAAATTTGCTGATGAACCAGCCACTCAAGCACCATCATCTACTCCTCCTGTATCAAATTCTTCTTCTGGCACAACTGATATAAATTCTCTAATAAAAGAAAAACTTCTTGGAGCTATAAATAATTACAAAGGAGTTGACACATCTACTCTAGAGCAAAAGAGACAAGAACTTCTTAGAAAGCAACTTGTTTCTTCTCCATACTCTGAGGAAGGAGAAAAGACACTTACTGGAAGTCAAAAATTATCTCTATTGAGAGACAAAGGATCTCAATTTGAGCCAGAATTGAAATCTATTGAAGAACAAATATTGAAAGCAAAACAAGGAGATGCACAGAGTATGTCAAATCTTAAAGATATTATTTCTGTTGCCAAAGATGCTGGACTGTTTGGTGCAGAAGGAGGATATCAATCTGGATTGGGCAAGGAATACTCAGATTATGTTGCCAATGAGAAAGCAAATGGCAATACAAAAGTAATGTCCTTGAATGAGTATGCAAATATGGATGCCAATAGAAAGAAGTCTGTTACAAATATAAGCAATACAGATGGAGGATTAAATCCAAAACAAGTGACAGTGTTCAATGGTATAGTTGGAAAGTATCAAAACTCTCCATTGGTAAAAGCAGCAGACAGAACTATTGTTGTTGATACTGTTTCAACAGAACTTAAGAAAGATCCAAAGAATGCATCTCTTCAACTATCATTTATATATTCATTCATTCAAATGCTTGATACATATCAGTCTGCTGTTCGTGAAGGTGAAATAGGAATTGTTTCTGGAACTCAAGGTCTTGCTGATAAACTTAGCAATCTTCCTGATAAGATATCTCAAGGAACACTACTCTCAACTGATGTTATAAATAGATATATATCAACTGCAAAGATATTGTCTGATTCAATAAAAGGAGGAGCAAACAGAAAGAAAACAGATTATGGCTCACAAGCAAATGTTGCTGGAGTTGGAGATGCATGGAAAGAATATCTTGCAGGAACTGAAACAACAACTAAATCTGCACCAGTGACAATAAAAGTAAAAAGAAAATCAGATGGAGCTACAGGCACTATAAATATAGATGAATACAATCCAGCATTATACACTAAAATATAAAATATATGTTTATACCAGATGATCCAACAATAAGAAAAAAAGAAACAGGAAATGCATTTCATCCAGACTTGATGAATGACTTTTCATCTTCATCAGAGAGTTCATTTACTCCAGAGATTGTTCCTGAGCCAGAAAAGAGTTTATATAAGAAGTATTCAGAAGGAGCAGAGAGTTTCTCTACTGGATTTGCAAAAGGAATACTGAAGACTGGAAAAGGTCTTGGAACAATTGGACAGTGGTTGCTTGACCAAGGACCAGGAAGATTTGTAAATGCTGCTACTGGAAAAGGTTTTACTCCAACAGGACCAACTGGAGATTTCTCTGATGTTTATCATCCAGGAACTGAAAGAGCAGCAAAGGCAGATGAGATGCTAACTCCTCAAGGACTTGGAGAAAATGCTGGATTCTTGACAGAGAGAATTGCAGAATTTCTTATTCCTGCTGCTAAAGTATCAAAAGTATCAAATATTGCAGGTAATGCTGCTGGAAATCTTATTAAAAATAAAGCAGGTTCAACTGCACTAAATCTTGCCACAAGAGGAGTTGTAGAAGGAACAGTGTCTGGTGCTACTACTGCAGTTCAAAGAAATGCTCTTGATAATGAAGCAAAGACAAATGCTCTTATTTCTTTTGTGTCTCCTACTTTGATGATGGGAGTTGAGAAGATTGGAAAGAAAATGCTTAATGCAATTGTCAAGCCATCTGTAAGAGATTTAGAGAATGGATTCAAAGTAGAGAATATGAAGAAGTATAATTTAGGAGGATCTTTGAGTCATTCATTAAATAAAACAAGCAACAAACTAAATGAAGTTAGTTCTCAATTAGATGATGTTCTTGAAACATCTGATGGAGTTGTTGATGTTGAAGATATATTTAATAAAACAGTATCAAAATTAAGAGATAAAAAGTCTCTTGTATTTGGACAGATAACTGATATGAATGGAGGTATTGATGAATTGGCCACTGACATAAAAACTATGGCAGATGCAATGGAAGGAGCAGGAAATCCAGTAAATGTTAATGCTCTTGATTTGAAGAATGCAACTTTATGGAAAAGAGGAGCAGGATTAAAAGGTGCATGGCTGTATCAGTCTATGGACAAGAAAGCACCTGCAGTTGATAAAGTTTATTCTGTATTTTACAATGAATTAAAAAAAGACATAGAAAAAGCTGGAGGAGAAGCAATAAAGAAATACAACAGTCAGTTGTCTGATTTGATTCCAATTCAATCTGCTCTTATTAGAAGAATACCAGTTTCAGACAGAGCAAATGTTATTGGAATGGGAGAAAGCATGGCACTTGTTGGTGCAATCTTTGATCCTAAAACACTAGTATTGGCTTTTCCAATGCTTGCACAGAAAAGTGGTAGAGTTGCTAACTTCATGATGAATGCTGCTGATAGCTGGTTTACTAAGACTGCAGGAGCAGGTATTAAGACAGGAATTAGCAACTATGGACAATAATTACCAATCACTTGGCATAAACAATCCACAGAATACAATTATTATAACAATTAAAATTATAACCCACATATAGCTAAATTATACCTTACTTATGGAAAATAATCAAACAATCTTAATACAGAATATTGGCTCTCAGGGAGTCATAATGGACAATGTTGTCAATGAGTCATTGATGCCTGAAAGTGCTGTTAGCTGGGCTATAAACATGCATTTTGATAGGATTGGAGCAGCAACTGTGCGTGAAGGTGTTACAATTGTTGGTGCTCAATTAGTTGATAATGTTAATATTCTTGGCTTGCATCAATTTTTGGACACAGGAACAGGAACTAATGACAGACTTATTGCTGCTACAACAACAACTTGGAAAGCACTAGTATCAGGAACTTGGACAAATAAGAGAACAGGATTGACTACAGGATTGAAAGCAAGATTTACAAACTTTGTTGATTTGGTATTTGGAGTGAATGGAACAGATGCAATGCAAAGTTGGGATGGAGGAGCAGGAAACTTCTCAACCACAAATGTAACATCTGCTCCTGCTGCTGCCTTTATTGATAACTTTAGAACAAGAGTATGGGCAGCAAAAACATCTGGCAATCCTTCTAGATTATTTTACTCAACTGTTGCAGATGGATCTGGTGCTATCACTTGGGACACTGCTACTCAATATATTGATATAGCTCCTGGAGATGGAGAAGACATCACAGGTATAAAGAAATTTGGATCTTATTTATATGTTTTCAAGAATAGCAATACATATAGAATATTCTCAATCAATCAGTCTGAGCCAGATCCATTGATAACTCTTGGAACTTACTCACAAGAGTCAGTTGTGGTTGCTAAAGATGGAATGTATTGGCATCATCCTTCTGGTATATTTAGATTGGCAAAAGGAGGAACATCACCTACAGAAATATCAAGACCAATTTATGATATCATTAAGAACATATCACTTTCAAATTATTCAGAAATAGCTGGATGGAGTGATGATGACCATGTTTATTTCTCTGTTGGAGATATAACTGTATATGGATTGACATTAAGTAATGTAGTTATAAGATGGACAATATCATCAGAGATCTGGACAATATATAAATATGGAACAAAGTTTTTAGTTGGAACTACTTACAATGATGGAACTACTTTGAATAGAGTTGTTGGAGACAATGATGGCTCTGTTCATCTTTTCAACTCTGGAACTTCTGATAATGGAGTTGACATAATTTATGAGTTTGAAACAAGATGGCACAATATAACTGGTTCAAGACTAGACTACAAGACAATATCAAGAATAGGAGCAATGCATGAAGGTCTTGTTGGAGGTAATTTTGGATGGAGAAATGGATATATGAATAGATTAGAAATACAGCCAATTGGTCAGTTGGCTAAACAAGACTCTATCTTCAATTCTTTGCAGATTGAAGGCAATAGAATTAAATTATCAATAAGAGGATCTTCTTCTGCTGGAGCAGGAGTATTTCAAGGATGGCAACTTATGGATGTTGTCAATCAAGGAGTAAAAGATAACTAAATTTATGGAAAAAGAATATACATTAGGAGCTATTAAAAATGATAAAGACTTAAGAGATGTGCAATTGGCACAAGTGCAGGCACCAGTAGCATTGCCAAGTAAATACATTACAGATATATCCTGGATTCCTGTATTTGACCAAATGCAGAATGGCAGTTGTGTTGGACATGCTCATGCAATTGTTCACATTTATAATGAATTTAAAGAGAATGGAATTATAAGAAATTTGTCTCCAAGATACATATATGCAATGTCTAAGAAAATGGATGGATTGCCAATGCAACAAGGAACTCAGCCAAGAGTTGCTGCTGCTATTGAATTTAATAGTGGTTGTGCTACAGAAAATACAGTTCCAAATCAAAATAGTCTTGAACACAATGCTTATATAACTCTTCTTGATAATCCAGACATAGCAAAAGATGCAAGACCATTCAGAATAGGAGGATATGCATTTGTTGGAAATTATGGAATGCCATCAAAAGAGCAATTAAAACAAGCAGTATATCAGAATGGAGTTGTTCCTATAACTATTTCTGTAGGAGCATTCATCAATCCTATTCCTCCTGGAGATTTTGGACTTCACAGAATAACAGTATTTGGATTTGAGGACTTGGCTAATGGAGATACAAGATTTTATTATAGAAACTCATGGAGCAGGAATTGGGGAAACAATGGTGATGGATATTTTGATTATTCAAGTCATGCTGGAAAAATATATGACTGTATGGCATTTCCAGATCTTCCTAATGAAATACTTGAAGATGCAAAGAAGAAATACAAGTTCTTTTCTATGGATGAGAAAACAGATGCAACTGGAAAACATACATTTTCAGAATTGACTCCAGAATTCAGAACTCTGTGTGACACCATGAGAGGACAGTGTGGCTTTGCATGGAAGATTTTGTCAGGATACAGAACACAGAAAGAAAATGATGCACTGAATGATTCTGTGAGTGATTCTGCTCATGTTTCAAGATTGGCAGTAGATGTTCTTTGCACAGATAGTTCAAAAAGAGATAAGATTGTCACAGTGGCAAAAGCCAATGGTATCAGAAGGATAGGCATTGGAAAAAACTTTGTGCACTTGGATATTGATTCAAGTAAACCACAAAATGTCATGTGGCATTATTATTAAAAGGTCGTATTATTATTTAATTATAAAATAAAACATATGAGTAATTTCTTTGGATGGAATTGGAAGGATTGGGTTAGTGCTGGTGTTTCTGCAGGATTGATTGCATTGTTTAGCTATCTTGCACAAATAACCAACTTGATGGAGATTGATTGGAAAGTAGCATTAGGAGTTATGCTATCTGCTTTTTCTGCATCAATGGTAAAATCACTATTTACCACAAATGATGGTAAATTTGCTGGAGTAATTCCTGTGAAATAACACAAAAGCGACAGTCTTATTTTGGACTGTTGCTCTTGTAGTATTTTGCATACTTTGTCTTGAATGCAAAATCATTCCTAGTCAATTTATATCCTTTTGATATAAGATATTTGAGTGTTTGCTGTAACAATTCTTTTATCTTTTCTTCTGTTCTTAATTGTCCATGATTTGGTAAATGGCACTTGTGATTGCACAATGGAGCAGCATTTAGAATAGAACTTTCTACAACAGATCCTGCATTTCCTCTTCCTACAATATGGTGTAAGCAGTCTGAAGTGTTTTCTCCACACCACCAGCAGCACCATGCATCTTGGAATATTAGCCATGTTCCTTCTGGGAAATTATTGTTTGTTTTCATTTGTTTTTATTATTTCTTCTTTTATATCTTCATACTTAGTGCTATTTTTCTTTGCAATTTCTTCTTTATAATGCCTCAAATTCAAAACTTTATTAACAAAGAACATTCTTATACCAGATCCCATTCTTCCTTTTAATATAATAACATCATCAGGTCTTGTGTCTTCAAATATAAGATTTCCATATTCTGGAAATTTCAATTGACTAATTCTAGCAGTAATAAAGTCTGTATCATCTTCAATGATAAAGTTAGCAAATTGACATTGTTCTTCAATCTCATAATCATATCCTTCAACCAAATTTGTTCTGTTCTTCTTCCAATTCAATCCTTTTATACTGGTATATTTTCCATCAGAGAACAATTTCTTCATTCTTGGACTGATTATTTTTACAATCTTTTTTGCATTTTCATCAAGTGTTTTTCCTCTACTTGTGCTTACTTCTCTAACATCTCTTAAGTTTTTGTCATAAACAATTCCATAAATATAAACATCTTCAGACATTTCTTGTTCTTTCAATTCTGCAATATTTGTTGGCATTTCTTTGAATTTCTCTGGATGCTCTAATAGGAATGACTTCCAATTCTTGTCTACTCCAAAGTCCATACCCCAAGGACATATTGAAAATTGTCTTTCAAATGTTATTGCTTCTTTATCATATTCATGTATAACTTCTCCAAACAATGTCATTCTGTTAGAGTTATTTCCTAACTCATCAAATGCTCCTAAGTCAATCAAGTTCTTTACTGCTGTCTTTTTGACTGCTCTTCCTTTTACTCTTTCAGAGAAGTCTGTAAATGAAGTATATGGCTGTCTTTTGACTGCATTGCTTGACATCTTTTCTCCAATACCTTTTATATCTCCAAAGCCAATTCTAATTCCATCTTTCTCTGCAGAGAAGTTTTCTTTACTTTTGTTTATATCAACTGGATATATTTTATATCCTTCTTTCATGAATTCTTTCATTATATTTCTCTTCTTTGCATCTTGATGAGTAAGAGAAAGTATGCTACTATAGAATTCAATTGGATAATATACTTTTAGCCATTGTGTCCAATATGATATGACTGAATAACTAACAGAGTGAGATTTGTTAAATGACCAAGATCCATAAGAACACATTTCCTCCCATATCTTGTCTGCTTCTGCTTGTGACAGACCATTTTTGAGTGCTCCTGGAATGAATTTATCTCTGAAAGTGTTGAATTTCTCTACTCCTTGAGATCTTGAAATAAGTTTTCTAATCTCAGAAGTGTCCTTCCAAGACATTTCTCCAATCTCTCTCATTATCCTCATCACTTGCTCTTGATAGATAACTATACCATATGAGTCTGATGTGATGCTTTCCATTATAGGATGCACATATTCAACTTTCTTTCTTCCACTTCTTCTTTGAATATATTCTGTTGTATTGCCAGAGTTGAGTGGTCCAGGTCTTGCCAAAGCAGAAATAGCTGACAATGATTCAAAATCTTTTGGCAGTATCTGTCTGCATACTTGGTTCACTGCTTGTCCATCAAATTGGAATATGCCAAATAACTTTCCTGCACAGAATGCTTTGTAAACTTTAGCATCATCAAGAGGTAAATTATAAATGTCAATTACTTTTCCATTCTTTTCTTTTATCAATCTTAATGCTTTTGAAACAACTGAAAGAGTATTCAATCCAAGTAAGTCAATCTTAAGCAATCCAATATCAGATGCATCTTTATATTCAAGACTGATAACTTTTGTCTTTGTGCTTTGAACCATGTAGAATGCACAAAAGTTAGTTATTGGCTCATTTGATATCATAACTCCAGCAGCATGCTGTCCCATCTGTCTAACTTGTCCTTCAAGACCAATAGCATATTTCAATTCAGGAAATTCTTTCATTGCCTGCTTTGGATAAGTGAACACATCACTATTAAATGTATCTTCAATGGTCAAACTTGCTCTGGAGTCTCCTCCAGATCTTTCAATCAATGCAGTTTTAATCTTGTCTATCACAGAAAATGGAATTCTAAATACTCTTCCAACATCATCAAGTGCAGATTTGCCTTGGAATATTGCAAATGTAGGAAGATTTCCAACTCTGTCTTCACCATATTTCTTTTCAAGATATTCTTTCACTTCATGTCTTCTAACATCTTCAAAGTCAATGTCAATGTCAGGTAAGTCTTCTCTGTTCAAGTCAATAAATCTTTCAAAGATAAGTCCATATCTAATTGGCTCAACTTCTGTTATAGCTAAAGCATAGCAAGCAAGAGATCCAGCTGAAGATCCTCTGGCTGGTCCAACAAGAATTCCATTATTCTTTGCCCACTGAATAAGATCTGAAATAACAAGGAAGTAATCAACAAAGTTTTTCTGCACAATCAAATCTAACTCATGGTCAAGTCTTTCTTTATACATTTTCTCTTTATCTTTATCAAATGGCAACTTTGACTTCTTTTCAGTTTCATTGTAGAATAAACTTCTTTTTATCATTCCTTCATAACACATTTTCTTTAGATGTTCTGCTTTTTCATTATCTGGCATTGGATATCTAATTGGTTCTGTTTTAGGAAATGTAAAATCAATGCTCTCTGCAATCTTTACTGTTTCATCTAATGCTTCTGTGCAATCAAATGTAGGAAAACATTCTTTCATAGAGTTCTCCATCTGCTCTCTTGTTTTCAAGAAGAAATCAGACTGGTCAAACTTCCATCTTTTTGGATTGTCCATTTTGTCTTTACTTTGAACACAAAGAAGTATTTCTTGTAAAGTGCTTTGTTCTTCTAGTGCATAATGGCAATCATTTGTCACAACTGCTTTTATTCCCTCTTTCTTTAAAACTTTGTTGTATATTTTTATCAAACTTTCATATGCAGGTTTTCCAGCAGCAAAGCCAATTGGCTGGAATTCAATATAAAACTCTTCTATATTCTTTTTGAAAAGTCTCAATTGCTCTGTTGCTCTATTTAATCTCTTATTATAAGATCCTCCAGTTTCTTTCAATATTTCCATAACAGGAGATGACAAGCATCCAGATAGAACAATCAATCCTTCTTGGTGGTCAAATAAATCTTGCCAAGTTATTCTTGGCTTGTAGTAGAATTGCTCACACCATGCTTTTGTTACAAGTTTCATTAAGTTCTTGTATCCTGTATTATTCTTCACAAGCACTGTAATGTGGTTATAATCTCTTTCTCTCAATTCTTTAACATCTTCAACAATATAAAGTTCACATCCAAGTATTGGAGTTATTTCTTCTTTCTTGCATTTCTTATACCATTTATAGTGGCTACTTATATTACCATGGTCTGTTACAGCCAATGCTGGTTGACCAATTTCTTTGCATCTACTTATGTATTGCTCTGGCAATCCTATGCCATCTTGCAATGAGTAAGTGCTATGAACATGTAGATGAACAAATTTATCTTTCATTTTGTTTTTACAATTAAATTTACTTTTGCCATATCAAAGTTATATTCATCATCAAATGCAATATCTGGAATTCCATTTATTGTTTCATCATATTCTTGCTTAGAAAAACATTTATCAACCCATCTTTCTAATCCAAATTTATTTACAATTTGTTCTGCATACTCTCTTCCTCCTCCTGACCAAACATAAATCTTACAATTCTTTATGTGGTCTTTTAGCAATTGCATCAATTGCACTGTTCTCAAATTTAACACTGGTTCTCCCTTGTGTGCAAAAGGACTTCCATATATAGTTCCATCCACATCAAATAATATTATTATATCTTTCATTTATTCAACCATTTAGCTATTAATGAATTAATCCAGAATAAAAACTTTCCAAGAAGTAGCAATGGAATCCAGAATGGAGAAAGAATTAGTATTAAAATTGCAGCAAAAGTTCCAAACAATACATCAATTGCATCAAATGGTTCATGCTCTTTGTATGAATAGCAACTGTGTGAATTTCTGAACCAATGAAAGTATCTTTTTAATTGATTTTTAATCATATTATTCTTTTTCAAGCATTGCTTTGAAAACTAAATTAGTAAGTTCTACATCACCCAATGCTCTGTGTTGTGTTATTTTGCTTCTATCAATATTCAATTCATCACAGCAAATTCCAAGATTGTATTTACCTCTAACAATTTGCTCTCCAACTCTCTTTGCAAACTGATGAAAACTCTCATTCCATAATCTTTTATTATTTGTGATGTGTGCTTTGTATAGCATAGCAGTGTCTATAGAAGTATATTCAAGTTTCTTTCTTAAGTTATCAAGTCTTTCTTGCTCCCACTTTAGAACTTCTGATATTTGGTCAACCAAGAATACTATATCAAACTTTATGCCATTGTGAGTAAGATTTGCATCACAGTCTCTTATATGCTGAATAAACTCCTCAAGACAAAATGCAGGATCTTGTCCTTCTGAATCTACAATGGCTTTTGTCATACCATTTATTTCTGTTATGTGTTGTGGAATTTCAATTCCATGGTTCAATACCCATCTCTTTGTTTCAACTATTTCTCCATTCTCAATTTTGAACATTCCTATTTCAAGTATTTTGTCTTTCTTGCCATCAAATCCTGATGTCTCAAGATCCCACACTAAATAACTATCTGGGTAATGTAATTTTTTAATCATTTATATTCACTGTCTGACTCTGCTACCACTAATTTGATAGCAGAGACAATATTATCTGCTAATTATTTCCTGCTGTCCACTTTGTGAAAGTCTCAAGAGTGCAAGAACCTTTCTTCTTGCCATCTTTTGAAACCCAAAACACTTTCTTGCCAGCAATCTTTGTTATTTTCCTAACAAGTTTGCTAACAGGATTTTTTACTAACTGACCAACTTTATATGCATTCATATTTGTTATCAATTAAATCTAATAATATACGACCTATTTGACACCATATTTTTCCATTGTTGCTTCTAATCCTTTAGCTCTTGTGCAGATAAACTTGAAGAACTCTGGTTGCTTGTCTCTCATCTCTTTAGCCATTAGACAAACCATGTAGGTGTGCTCATCTTGAGTGATATCAGAAGTTCTTCCATTGAAGTATTCAATCATATCACGCAATCTCATGCAAACTCCAATCTTAGTGCAAGTTCCCATAGGCATTATACATCGTGCTTGTTCCATAGGAACACCATTCTGTATAAGAGTTTTGTAAACTTTTCTAACCATTTTGACTGCTTCAATATAGTTGTCTTTTAATGGTTTTATCATTTCATCACCTGCATCAATTCTTTCTTGCAATGATACTGGAAATCTAACTGGATCTGAATAACAAGAGCTAACTCTGTAGCTCTGTTGTCCAAAAGCCATCTGTCTGTGTCTTACAATCTGATGAGTCATTGCTCTTGGAACTCCTGTAATTTTGAAGTTGAATACTGCTCCTTCCAATGCTACTGAAATAGGTCTTTTAGTTAGCATAAACATCAGTGTTTTCTCTTGCTTCTCAAAGTCCCAGTCCATCATTTTACTTACTGGAATTTGTGGAGTTGTATCCCATGTGCATAGACTATTGTATAGTGCTGCTTTCACCCATGCTTTATAATCACTACCAGCCATCAATTCAACTTTGATTGTCTCATAACCTGCCACTTGTTGTTCTGGTTCTTCAAAGTTGTGTCCTACTGGTGTTCCTAAAAACTCAATCTCTTCATCTACTATGTATTTCTCTCCTGCTTCTTTGTTTGCCATATAATTTAGTTATTTTTATAATTTAGACATTCTTTTGTCTCTGACAAGTTCTTGACAGAACTTGTTTTACACCATTCTAAAATGGTAGCTCTTCTCAACTCAAATCTTTCTTCTTCTCTTTGAGTGTATCCTGTCTTGTCCATTACAAACAAAGTTATTCCAAGAATTACTCCCATAACTGCTAAAGTTAAAAATATTGCCAAAGTCCAATCAGATTTCTCTGGCCAATATTTTTGATAACCTAAAGAATTTGCTACTTCGTCTGAGAATACTTTTTTCATAATTTTATAATTCTTCTAAGAATAACATCTCCTCATCCCATGCTCCAAGGATTTGCCAAACATGTGCAAATGGAGATTGTGCTAATAATATTGGATCTCTTCTATTTTCTGTCTTCTGGAAATCTTTCTTGTCTGCAATAATATAAAACACTGCCTGCTTACCACACAAATCATTTGTTTTGACATTGTATGCTTTCATAACATCCACTGCTTCTTTTGGAAGATCTGCCATGAATTGGTCAATTCCTCCTAGTTTTAGATTGTTGTGATTGCTTACAACTTTATTTATTCTATCACTAGTGGTATAAGCAAATTGCTCAAAGAAATCTTTGACTACTGGATATTTCTTTCTGTTTTCAAGTCTCAAAAGAATGCTAGCAATATCATTCACTCCTCTGCTCATATCAAATTCTGCACTCTTAATAAGAGACAATTTATCTTTGAATGATTGCACTTGTTCATCAACATACTTCTCATCTGTATTTATTTTGAAATCTTTTTTGTTCAAGAATTTCAATTCAAATACTCTTTTTGGAGTCAATGCAAACTTCTTTTTCTTTTCAGTTTCTTGCTTTTTAGTTAGAACATAATTATTTCCTCCTGCAGTTGCTGTTATTCCAGTTTCATTTCCAATTTCTGGAGTAGCAAGTGACCAAACTAAATCATTACTTTCATTTGAATAATTTCTCATTGTATGAAAGTCAGGAAGAAATTTTGACTCTCTCATAACTGGAATAACTTGAGATGCAAGAACATCTCCTTTACTTCCACCAAATTCAAATATATCTTTTCCAAATAATTTTAATTTCATATGAATGTTTTTGTTATTCCTTTTAATATATCATCAATCTTATCTTCTGTGTCCTTTTCATCAATCAATTGAATTGCCATAATTGAATATACTGCATTGTCCATCAGACTATCTCTAAACATCTCAAAGTTCAATTCTTCATCTTTCTTGTCTTTGTTTATCCATATCCTAGTGAATTTCCTAGCAATCTGATAAAGAAGACCTCTCAATCCCAATGCTCTCCAACTATTTGCATAGTCTCCTGACTTCTTGGACTTGAGTTCTAACATCTCATTTATAACCTTATTAAAACCATCTAATTCTTTGTTTTCCATACTATTTACTCAATAAGCTAATAATCTGTGTATTTGGTTCAATCAAGTGTTCTACGACCAATTTGGCTTGATTTATTGTTGAATCCACAAGCAACTTCCTGTTCCATAGTCCGAACCTACCTATGGAGTAAATTGACAACTCTTTCAATTTCTCAACTAATTTCATTCTATCATCAATGCTAATACTCAATACCTTGCCTGTCTTCCATGTATAATACTCTGGATCCTCATCAATAAGATGGAACATTTCAAGTATTTCTCTGACACAATATTGTTCTCCTTTCTTCAATTCTCTAATACTCTCAACAGAGCAGACATTGTTCAATATTGATGCTCTATAAATTGGAGTGTTGCTATTTGGAATGTAAAGATTTATCATCCAGTTTGGAACTATCTTTTCAACTTTGAAATTTGTTACATAAACTGGATTGCAATTGAGTTGAAGATTGTTTATAAATTCATTTTCAATAGATGCTCTAAATCTATCCAATGGAATAGTAGAAATAAGTTGCTCATATTCAACAAAGAATAATTCTCCTTGTTTTTCAAAAGCAGCAGACTTCTTTTTTAGATCTAAACCTTTGAACCAATATCCAAAGTGGAAATTTTCTTTTCCTGCATTTTCATACATGTCTTCAACCAACTTATTCAGAGAGTTATTCTCTGGCATATAAACTTTGTCATGCTTTCCAATATCCATGATTGAAGAAGGATGTTGTATTTCTCTTACTTTCTCTGAATACTTTAGAGAGAATGATAAATTTGGCTCATGGTATATCTTTTCTTCAAATAAAATTCCATCTGTAAGAGTTATACTCTTAATCTTTGCATCAAATGGCAAAGATGGAATGCTATGAAGATAGTGAACACCATTGTGCATATTTGCAGGAACAGAGTCAAGACCTTCAACACACATGAATTCAATTCCTTTTTCTTTCAGCCAGCAAGCAGCACCCAAACCACCAGCACCTGCTCCCAACACCAATACTTTTACTTTATTCTTCATATTGTCTTACTTTTATTTTAGCTACTTCTAATAATCTCCTTGATGCAATCCATTCTTGCTTGTCAAAGTATTTGTCTTCCAAATATACAACTTCTTTTATTCCAGTTTGTATTATTGACTTTGCACATTCATTGCAAGGAAAAAGAGTTGTATATAATGTTCCATCTTTGGCAGATCTTCCTGAACAATAAATTGCATTCTCTTCACAGTGAACAACATATGGATATTTTGTTTCTGTCCATTCTTTTGCATCTCTACTCCAAGGAAAGTCATCATTGTTTGCACCTTTTATCCATCCATTGTATCCAAGACCTACAATTTGTCTATCAACATCTACAATAATTGCTCCTGTTTGAGTGCTAGGATCTTTAGATCTTTTTGAAACTATCTTTGCCATTTCTATAAAACATTTATCCCAACTTATTATCTCATTCATATAATTGTTTCTGTGTTACTTTTTAATTCATCCATGCTTTTTTCTTTTGCAATTCTTCTGTGAGGTCTGACATCATACTTCTCTCCAAAGAATTCTATCATCCATTGTCTTACTCTTTCTCTACTAACTCCAAAATGAGAGCCAATACTTTTCAAAGGCATTAACAAAGCACGCATGTTTGCTAACTTTTCAATACCACCTTTGCTTGTATATTTTTTGTCAAATTCTTTTATATTCATAACTTGCTTTGTGCTTCAATTATTTTTATCTCTATCTCTACAGCTATCTTTTCATGCTCCTTGAGATATGTAGTAGCAGAGTCATAACCTCTGCCAAGTTTCTCTGATCCAAATGTGTATGATGCTCCTGACTTTTCAATTATACCATACTTCTCTGCAAGAGCCAGCAACTCTCCTTCTTTTACTATACCTTGATTGTATAGTATGTCAAACTCTGTCATCTTGAATGGAGATGCAACTTTATTCTTAACAACTTTTACTCTTACTCTGCTACCAATTGCTTCTTCTGCTTTCTTGATTGTTGCAATTTTCTTTATTTCAATTCTAACAGATGCATAGAACTTAAGAGCCTTGCCACCTGCTGTGGTAGTAGGATCTCCATAACCACCAATATTCACTCTTGTTTGATTGATGAAGATAACTAATGTCTTTGTTTTTGCTATTGAAGCAGTGAGCATTCTCATGGCTTGACTCATTAGTCTTGCTTGAGCACCCATCAATACTGCTCCTATTTCTCCTTCAATCTCTGCTTTTGGCACTAGAGCAGCAACAGAGTCAACTACAACTACATCAATTTTCTTTGTTCTGACCAAACTATCAACAATTCTCAATGCTTCTTCACCATTGTTTGGCTGTGATATTAGAAGATTATTTATATCAACTCCTAATTTCTTTGCATATTGAGGATCCATTCCATGTTCAGCATCTACAAATGCACAAGTTCCTCCTGCTTTTTGTGCTTCTGCTATCACATGAAGTGTCAATGTTGTTTTACCAGATGACTCTGCACCATAAATTTCTACAATGCGTCCTCTTGGCAATCCACCAATACCTAAAGCATGGTCAAGACCAAGAGAGTGAGTTGAAATAGACTCAACATCAACATTTGGCTTTTCATTGAGCATCATTATTGCATCTTGTCCAAACTTTTCTCTGATGTCTTTTATAGCATCTGCTAGTGTATTGCTATTTACTTTTTCTGCTTTCTTTTCTTTTTTCATAATTTTTTATGCTTGAGGCAAGTTCTGATTGACCAGTCAAAACCATTCTTCTTTGCCAAATAATTCATTTTATCTAATGCCCACATGCAGTCATCAAGATCCTCTTTCAATACGGTATATAGTTCTTTTGCTTCTCTTGCTAACTTTCCATAACTATATCTGCCTACATAAAAACCTGCTTCCATTTTGTCTTTTCCTATCATTTGGAAATAAGAATTTACTATTTCATGAATTGGATTGATTGCTACTTTTCCACCTTTGTTAATCTTCAAAGTATAACCAATGAATGGATTGACTACTTCTGATTGTTTTGTTTCATCAATTTCTTCCATGTTTAATCTTCATCATCAGCATTATAATTTGGAGCATCTCTCAAATCTTCTTCTATGTCCTCTTCTTCATCTTCAATGTCCTCAACCATATTTTCTGCTTCATTTTCTGGAAGTCCTGCTTCCATTGCTGCTACTTTCTTTTCTTCATTATTGTCCATCTTTTTTTAATATATTAATTTCTAATAAATAATCAATATAGTTGTCTGGTCCACCATATGGAAATATAGCATCTCTCCAATGTTTGAATTTCTTTGTATCAAGTATCTCCATTGGAGGAGCATAATTCTCTATGAGGTAGTCAACACATCTCTCTAGGAAACCATGATTCAATTTATTCTTTGTTGATAGTGCAATTCTGTGACTTTTATTTCCTATTGCAACCAACTCTGAATTGAATTCTAATTTCAGCCATTCTCTAACTTTCTTAAGATCCTTTGAATTTCTGTGGTCAAGTCCTTCTTGATAGAAAGCAAATATACCACACAAGCCTGCTTCAAACCATCCTCTCTGTTCTTTGCTCTCTGGAAGCACAGGCTCTAAGACAAAAGGTGTGTTAGGATTGCTTCTCATATATTGAATCAAGGATCTCTTCATCCAATCAGAGAAAACAAAACCTTTACCATCTTTTGAAAATCTTCCTTTGAACATACAATTATTTATTGCTTGGGAAGGGACTGTCTTCCTCTTTAATTTCATCATCATCAAAGTTTATCTCATCTTCCTTTGAATCAGAAACATTTACACTCTTGTCTTCTGGAGTTAGGAATTTTCCTTCATCATTCATTTCTGCATTCTTGTGAGAAAGATATGCAACATTCTGTAGTTTTCCTGACACCATAACTTTCAACACCCAAACTTTTACTTCTTTATCAACCCATTCACTACTATCTTTGCCAAATGCATCAATAAGATTGTTTAATGATGTCTGATTAAGACTAATTGCCTTTGTGCCATTCCTTGTTTCAATCTTGTGGACTGTCACAGTGCTTGTTTTTCCTTTGAATTCTTTCTGCATTTGTATTCCTTCATCAAGGATCTTGACAATGTCTCCATCTTTTATATCTGCTTCAAATTTCTTTCCTTCAAACTCATAAGAAGTCTTATTAACATAACCTGCTCCTACTGAAACTTTCTTTTCATGTATCATATATTTAATCTTCTAAATTTATTAATGTTGATAATTTATATTCTACTTCTTTCAAGAACTCATCTTGTTTAGTTCTTGCGACCTTTATGTCTTCCAAAATATCTTTCCTTAATACTGGAATGATATGCAATGGATGTTTTGGAATGTCTGGATTGTAGCCAACAAAGTATAATTTCAACAAATTCTCATTGACTATAAAATACTGTATCATTTGCCAATAGTAATCATCAGGAACTTCATTCAAAAACCACATCTTGATATGATTTTTACCTCCCATACATTTTACTTCAATTCCTTCTTCTTGGCTTTCTCCTATCCATCCATCAGGACTATTTGCAATAAATGGATTTTCATCATTCTGAGAAAAACCAGTCTTTTCAACTTTCAAATCTGTCTCAAACTCAAAAGCAGCAATTGCTTCTCCTTCTAATCTAATTCCTCTGTCCATAGCACTCTCTTCTCCATCATCAATGCCAATAGTAAGTCTTTCTGCAATTATCTCATAGAATGCATCTTGTCTTGCTTTTGGAGTTCCCATGATAGATTTCAATGTTGTTCCTGTTATCTTTCCTTTTCTCAAATGATGCCACTCATCACTTCTTTGTTCTATTTCTTTACTGTTTTTCATAAGATTTTTTGAGTTCTTTAGTAATTTTTCTAATTTCACCATCATGTCTTTCATCTTCACTCATAGCAGTCCAAACTAATTTCAACTCATTTCTATTCTTTGTCTTCTTTAGCAATTCAATTGTCTTGCTTACATCATAATTGGTTCCTATTTGGGACACAACTTCTGCATAGTAAACTTTGTGGTCTTCTAAGAATTTACTTCTCCAATATGATATTCTGTCCTCAATTGATTGTGCTTTGTTCAAACTTACAGTAGCAGTAGTTTCTTTCTTTACTCCTTTCTTTACTCCTTTCTTTTTACTCTTCTTGAATGGCTTAATATTAACATTCAATAAAGACTGCACAGTAAACATTCCCATGGCATGCTCCACTTTCACCATCTCAATGGCAGAGTTGGTAGCATTGAACCAAGCTATGCCAAGACCTTTCCTATATTGTGCATTTTTTAATACTTTGTCTTCTGTCATAAATTTAGCAAATTTGCTTGAACATTAAATTAGTAAATTCTTCAATATAAGTATTTTTCACTCCTTGCTTCTCTGGCTCATCTGTCAATCCTAACTTTGATGATACATACACTTCTGCATTCTGCTCTGCATACTCTGCTACTTGGTTCCTAACAAAATCTTTTGTCCTATTTACTGCTTCTAAAATGTCATTGTTCATTTCCATATTATTATTTTGTTTTCTTAATGCCATCATATACAGGTTCTCCCACATACCGATGACCTTCTACTAATTTTAGAGCATTCAAAAACCTTGCTCCATGACCTCTTTCATTTACTGCTAAATGTGCTATTTCATGTCTTAACATAAGAATGAATTGCTCCTTGCTCCACTTCTCTTCTTTTCCATCTTTGTAATTTTTGTTGAAGCAAATTGTCTTATTCCATATTGAGCAAGATCCTCCCCATGCTCTCTTTCTCTTCCACCAATAAAACTTTACAAAACTTCTATTCACTCCTTTGAGCATTGGATTTAAAATTCTTTTTGCTCTTTGATACTCTTCATTTATAATTTCTAAAAACTTTGGTTCTTTTACTACTTGATGTGTATTGTGATTCATATTATCTTTTAAATGTTAATAATATATCAGCATCAACATAAATACTTTTCTCTTTAATACATTTCTTTATAAATGATTGTTGCTGTGAAGAATGAAATCTAAAGAAATCACTTCTGTGTGCCAACAAGTTCATCATTCCAAGAAAGTTTGTTCTCCTTTCATACTCACCACCTACATACACTTTGAAATCTTTATCTAACAAATAACTTAATTCTTTTTGCATATATTTATTCAGACTCATAATCAGGTTCACTATATTGGCAGATGCATCTTTCTTCTCCTATTGGTGCCATATGTGGTTCATTGGAATAAACTCTTTCCATGGTTGAACCCCAACCCATTCCATAGCAGTATTCACATATCAAACTACCTATGAAGTCCATCAATTCTTTTGGTTTGCCAACAAATGATATTGAGTCCATGTTAATTTAATACACTTATAATACTCCTAAGAAATAATATAGCCACTATCAACCATATACCAGTAGCTACTACAAAACCTCTCCAATAATTATACTTTCTCTCTCTAACATTCTTTGGCTCACAAATGTTATGCCATTCTCCACACTCACAATTACATCCAACTCTCCTACAATTTCCACTGCACAAATGTTCGCATTGATTCATAATTTTATCATTAAGCTAATAATTATAATAATGGGTAGGAGGAGTATTTCATCCTCCTGTCCCAATTATTGATTGTAATACCCTCTCTTTCTGTTCTTCTTGATTGTCGCTGTTCTAACTTGTTTGAAGTCAGATCCTTTTGTTCTTTGGAAATACTTCCGAACAAAAGTTTCTGCTGCATGTAAAATGTCAACTGCTTCTTTTCTCTTCAACTCTGGGTCAGTTTCCTCTTTGAATTCTTTTATCTCTTCCACAATGTGGTCAAGATAGTGTTCAAGTGAGTAGTTCTGGACTGGGTTGATGAGAGGAAAGTGCCATTTCTTTTCCATGATTACCTCCTTTATAGTTTTGAATTTGGACTTTGTTTTACTAGTGATAGAATTCCTAACTCTTGGAGTCGGTTGTGAACCAACTCAACCATAGCAGGACTTCTATACTCACCAGCAGAACAACAGAATGCTACTTGCAAATTCTCATCAGGAAACAACTGATTGTAAGTCGCCAAGAGACCAGATGTTGAGTTGACAAACTTTTCAACTCCTTCTTGCTTCAACATGAATGCAAGGATCTTGTTTCTCTTTTCAACTGAATCTGCTTCTTGTCTCACATCTTTATCTCTCCAAGGATTGATAAAGTAGGAAACATCCAGAATTATGTTGGCTTCTGGTTTGCCATACTTGAAACCGAATGATTGTATTGTTATCATATTTTTATTTTTTGAATTAGTTAGCAAAAGGTCTTGCTCAACCGAAGTTGAGATAGACCTAACTTACTTGTTGCACCAGTGATGACTCAGTTTGTAGCCAGATTTATTTTTATCACTCCATCTTGTTAGGAAAGAAGTAGCTACTATTATCCTCAAGCAAAGTCTCTCTGGAATATTTGTAGTTATCCATACCACCTCTGCTCTGTTTCCAATATCCTCTCCTTTTCATTCTACAAAACTACTAAGGATACCTTTTTGTAGGACTGCAACACACAAGACCTTTTACTAACTAATTCTTAAATTGTAAAGAACAAATCAAATTTCAAACTCTCTGAAGCCTGCCTATAATCTTCTCATCCTAGCTAAGTCATGCATAGGACGAACGAGACTTGGGAAAATTATAGGAACAGGATTCAAAGAGCTTGACTAAATTGTAAGTAAGAGAGATAATTAAGACATAAAATAATTTTGTTCTTTCACTACTCATCCTTACCCAGTAAGTATGAACCATTTTGATAAAATAGTCAAGTTGACTTTCTTATAATTACATTGTATAACTTTATTTAGTATAAAATAGATTGATAAATAAGGATATTATAAAATGTTGACTTTATTATAAATCCATTGTGTAAAATAAAAAGACAAGTATGCCAATATTAGAAAAACAAATTCAATTAGCCATATGTGATTATCTTGCTTTGAAAAAAGTATTCTTTTGGAGACAGAATACCATACCAACATTCAACCAAAATGCAAGAGCATATCAAGCTATGCCTAAATATGCATTGAGAGGAGTTCCTGATATTATAGTTATTCACAAAGGAAAGTTTATTGGTCTTGAAGTGAAGAGACCAAAAGGAAAACAATCAGACCATCAGATGGAATTTATGAAGAGATGCATCTTAGCAGGAGGAGATTATTTTGTTGTAACAAGTATAGATGATGTTCAAAAGATGGGTTTGTGATTATCAACTTTACCCACTACTTTATCAACTATTTTGAGTTATCAACCTAGTTATCAACTTTTGTTGTTGCTTTATTTTTAGAAAAGAGTTTTAATTATAATATGTCCAACAAACAGAAACAGAACAAAGACTTTCAAAATTTCCAAGATGGAAGTTTTTATTCTGTTATTGGACATAACACAGTTGAAGCACAATCTTAATGGTTGTGCTTTTTCTGTTTGTGTGGACTGTGGAAGTTAATTCTTCCTACCTGTCCTAAAAGACATTATGATTACTTGTGAGGGACTACGCTGTCATAATGCGGGTTATAAATTATAACTTTAGCAGTAGGAAGATCCAAACTTTGCCTATCAGCTTATACAACAAAGCATTCCAGTGAAAACAAAGAAACTGGTTAGGATTGGATAAAGAGGGAACTTGACTGTAATATAAATTCATTGTTGAATTTATTGCAGGAAGTCCCTCATTACCAAATCGCTAACCAACAAATATAATAGTAATATATAACTTAATACTTTACTTTTATAATAATAAGAAGTAAAATTAGTAGAGCACCTTGATAATTTATTTCTACTCTTACATGCATTGTAGAGTAGACATAAGTTCTTAAGACTATTATTAAAAAATTAACAACACAACAAAATGATAAATAAAAATATAATTGAAGCATTTGAATCAGTTTATAAAGAAGAAGGAATAAAACAAGCAATATTGTTCCTAGAGAAAAGAGAAGCAAGCCAAGAAGAAATCATTGAGTTGTGTTCAAAATATAATGAACCTAAAAATCTTGATGTTCCTATTAATCATCCTAACAGTGTTGGGATTATGTGTGCATGTGGCAAGATAAATTGTGGCATGCAAGAGATGACAATTGGACAAATGTTTCATGAAAACTTATTTCACATATCTGGTTTATCACAGAGTCTAGATCTTGATAATTTTTCTTCTTCAAAGTCCGTATCCTCTGAATCTAAAAAGTCTGTGCCGTTTTATAAAAGAATATTTGGATTGAAATAATGTATAGAAATTTTGGAATAACTAAAGAAGAAGATCCATTTGATATAATTTTATCAGCAGTGAATAAATTGGTTGATTTTGCAAAGCCAACATATGGACCAAGCAACAACAACATTTTAGTAAAAAGATTTGACAAAGTGCAAGCAGCAGATGATGGTGCAATTATCTCTGAAGAATTTCATTTAAAAGATCCAAAGGAGCAACAAGTTTTAGATTTTGTTAGGAGTGCAAACAGAAGCACAAATGCATTGGTTGGAGATGGAAACATAACAACTATGCTTATTTTACAAGGTATTTTGAATGAATATGACAAAACAAGATATTCACTTTGGAGAAGAAAGAAGCAAAAAGATATTGTTGAAGAAATAAAGTCAGCATCTAAAGATGCAATTCAACAATTGAAAGACTCAGCAAAGGACATATCAACAATTGATTCAATCAGAGATGTAGCAAGAATTTCATTCAACAATTCAGAGATTGCATCTATGGTTGCTGATATTGTATTCAAAATTGGCAAGGAAGGTGTTGTGTATATTGAAGAGACAAGTTCTGTGCAAACTACTTATGCTATCATGGCTGGTATGGAATTTGATAGAGGTTTTGTTTCTCATTATATGGCTACTGATGATAATTTAGAGATGGCTACATTTCACAATCCTGTTATACTTATAACTGACCAAAGGATAACGAGCATGAAGCAAATTGCTCCATGGATCGTGGCATGCAAACAGAATGAAAGAGAATTGGTTGTTGTTTGTGATTCTATTGATGGTGATGCTCTTGAATTTATTATAGAGAACAAGGTGAAAGGAATTTGTAAAACTCTTGCAATACAAGCACCAGAGTTAGGAGAAAGAAAGTCAGACTTCTTGAAAGATGTTTGTGTTATCACAGGAGCAGAATTATTATCTCAAGATAAAGATTTGACAAAAGTTGATTTGGCTTTGTTAGGACAAGCAGAGAAAATAGTTTCATTATCAGACAAGACAACAATCATAGGAGGAAAAGGAGACAAAGACAAACTTGACCAAAGAGTGAAAGCATTGCAAAGTAAATTGGAAGTTGAAGATAGTGGTTGGGAGAAAGATAGATTGAAGAAGGAAATTGCATCTTTACTTGGTGGTGTTGCTGTTATCAGAATTGGTGCACCAACAGAAGCAGAGTTGAAAAGTCTTGTTCCAAAGATTAGAAATTCTGTTAATTCTGCTCAAAGTGCTTATAAAGATGGAGTAGTAAAAGGAGCAGCACTCTCACTTTATGAAATAGAGACTGGGAGTAAGTTATTTGATTCAGTTTTGAAAATACCTCATAAAGTTCTTTTGGACAATTGTGAAGAAATTCTTGTAAAATATGAGTCAAATGAAGCAAAGAACTATTCTACAGGATATATTGGAGAGTTTGTTCAGGCTGGAGTTATAGATCCTGTCAAGGTAGTCTGCACAGCTATTGAGAATGCTGTTTCTGTTGCCTTGCTTTTATTAAAAAACAGAGGTATAATTGATAGTAGCAATAAATAATATGGAAAATGATAAAGACAAAGAAATATTATCACCATACACTCCAGATGAGCTGAAGAAGATTGAAGACAAATTGATGGATGAATTATCTGTATTGATTAAGAAGTATGGATATAATGATTTTGCAATTCTTGTCCACAAGAGAAATGAGATAACAGAAACTTGTGCATGGTATCCTGGATCTAGTTGTATGTCTGAGTGTCTTGTTGATAGTTTGAATGCAATGATAGACAACATTGAAGAAGAGATTAAAAATCATGACCATGAGAAATGATTTGTCAAGGTTGAGACAAGTTATATTATAAGCACAAAAGAATTTAATAATGTTACAATAGAATATGGCTCGGAGATATAGTTCTCTTCACCACAATCTAGGATTCCAAGATCCTATGACTGGAGGAAAGAATGTAAAGTTTCACAGAGAACATCGTAGTAAAAAGAATAGGAGTAAGAATTCAGCAATATTTAGAGAGATGAGAAGAACAAAGAAGTGGAAGCAGTTTCAGAATAAGAGAAAAGGATTAGACAGATTTGACATTGATTTGAAGAAGTTTGAGAATTTGGATTCAAAGTCAATTATAAAGATGAGTTATTATAAATAAATTTAGATGATTATAAAATGAATAAAGACCAACTACAAGGAGTGTTAGCAGGTTTACAAATCTTAAAAGACCACACAGTAAGTGGATCTGATATTATTGGTGGAAGAATTCCAGAAGACACAGGAGACAAATTCATATTCAATGAGGAGGAATTAGCAGCATTAGACAAAACAATCTTTGCAGTTGAGGATTGTATAGTAGTAGCCAAATAACTTATGGAAGAAAGACTAAGACAATTGAGAGGTTTTGCTAAACAATACTTTGATGCTAACAAAGTAGAATTTGCTGATACTATTGATGTGGATGTAAGAGACTCTGATACAATATTTAAAACAAGAGAGACTCAATTCAGTTTGAGAGCAATGCACTACAATGACAATGTTGAGCCAAGAGAGTTTTCTAAATTGAAAGGTTTGACAAATATAATAATCAATCTGCCATACAATATTGATATAGAAATCCAGAAAGAAGTCCTAGAAAGAAAGATTAAGAAGGCATGGAGATTGTTTTCTTTATTGTCTGAGCCTGTTGATGGAATTCATGAGTTTGGAACTTATTATGAGGATGTAATAACTATATGATTATACAAGGCATTATAGTTGAAATAAGTAAGATTGAAGCAGATGAAAGATATTTTTCATTTAATTATAAGATATTGTTTGGAAAGAAAGTAAAAGCAAAAGGATATTATGAATCTGATTATGAGAATAGCAATACTGTAAAAGAGCAAATAAGAGTTTTGGAAAATGGTGAAGCAGTTTTGTTAGCATTGCAGCAACTTGATTAGAAGTGATTAAACTGATTAAATGGCAACTTTAGACAAAAACAAAATAGTTAGAGGTAAGAATGGAGGAAAGCGTCCTAATGCTGGAGTATATAAAGGATTCAAATATCCTAAGACAATTGAGAAGGAAAAGATAAAGAGTGAGATAGACAAAGTTATTATGTTGCGTGCCAGTAAGATTGTTGATGCACAATATATAATGTCTCAAGGATATCATGTTATGATTGAGTTTATAAAAGTTCCAGGTGGTATTCCTGAACAAAAACAAGTATCAGATCCAAAAAGAATTCAAGAACTTTTAGACTTAGGAGAGTATGGAAAAGATTATGTTATTGTTTTAGGAGCAAGACCAGATCCAAAAGCTGGAGATATGTTGTTGAATAGAACATTTGGAAAGCCAACAGAGAGTTTAGAAGTTGGCAACAAAGATGGCAGACCATTATCAATAAGTTTATTCAAATAGTATATGGGAGGATATTATCAAAGACAGCATAGGAATGGACATTCATTAGGAGGAGTGACAAAGCAATTCAAAGCAGGTGGTGGACCAAAAATAAATCAAGACCAATTTAGATTGTATGCAGATGGAACAGTGATTGACCAATTTGACAAGAATAGAATAGTTGGATATATAACTGATGTTAGTGTTCTTGATAGAATGTGGAAGATGGGAGGAAAAACATTACAATATAATATTAAAGAAGAATTAGGATTAAACAAATGACTAGACAAACATTAGACAGACAAATAAGAACTAAATTCAAGCATCCTGATGGAAGACTTTTGGATTCAATTCCTAGAAAAGAAATGAGATGTCAAGTGTGTATGAATGTTATGATGGTGAGTGAGAGCCAAATTGTAAGATATCATAGTTGTTGTAGAAAGTTTAGGAATGATAAGTGGGGAGCAAACAGACACATTGAGGAGTTTCACAAAGCAGATGAGCCAATGAAAGTATTTGAGAAATTAGTAGAGATTAACAAACAAAAACAAGATGGGGATAATGGATAATGCTCTCTTTGTAGAGCCAAAACAATCTAATGAAAACACACAACCATTCTCAATAGTGAATGGTAATGCTCTGCAACCAAATGTTCCAATGTTTATTCCTAAAGTTGCACCAACCAAGAAAGCAATTCCAAAGATCCTAGAGACTAAGAAAGGTCTGTATGGCAATATACATAAGTTGGCTACTGGGACAGAGTTGAGAGATGTTCATCCAAAGTTGAAGACAGAGATTGCTACAGTTTATAAGAACAATCCACAATTGACAAAAGGAGTTATTGAGTCTTTGTTGATGAAGGAGAGTTCTATGGGTTATGATAATAGTAATAAGAATTTAGACATTGGAGATTATGCATGGCTGGTTGGATTTACTAAGATTGCCAAGAAAGAACTTATGAGGAATGGCATAGCAGTAGATCTAAGAACAAAACAAGGAGCACTAGATGCAGCAGCAAAGTTCTGGATGCTAAAGCACAAAGGAGATGATGTAGTTGATACATACAATCAAGAATACTCTAGTGGCAAGTTGACAGACAAACAACTAGGACAATTCAAAGATATGTTTGATTATTATTCATCAAAGTGATTATGGAAACAAAAGCACAACCATTAGAATGGAGCAAACTTGTTCACTACAATGACAAGCAGACAACTGCTCATAATGCAATAATGGAATACAAATACATTCTATATGGTGGTGCCATGGGAGGAGGAAAGAGTTATTGGTTGAGATGGTCAATGGTTTGGTTGCTTATGTATTATGCTCAGAAGTATGGAGCCAAAGGAGTGAGAGTTGGATTATTTTGTGAGGACTTTCCTAGTTTGAATGACAGACATATCAGTAAAGTGAGATATGAATTTCCTAGTTGGCTTGGAACATTGAACAAAGGAGACCATGAGTTTACATTAGCAGAAGAATGGGGTGGTGGAGTTATTGCATTTAGAAATCTTGATGATGCTAGTAAGTATGCATCCTCTGAGTTTGCTGCTATTGCTGTGGATGAGTTGACCAAGAACCAAAAGTCTGTATTTGATGATTTGAGAACTCGTATGAGATGGAAAGGAGTTCCAGAGACAAAGTTCTTGTCAGGAACAAATCCAGGATCTGTAGGACATGCTTGGGTAAAGAAGAAATGGATGGATGGAGAGCATGAGCCAACAGAGAAAGAGGCACATTTGTTTCATTATATAAGAGCCACAGCAGATGATAACAAGGCAAACCTAGACCAGACTTACTTTATGCAGTTGGAAGGATTGCCAGAAGAGAAGAGAAAGGCATTCTTGAATGGAGATTGGAATCTGTTTGAAGGTCAATTCTTTTCAGAGTGGAATGAAGACATTCATGTTATTGAGCCATTCAATATTCCTGACACATATAGGAAGTTTGGAGCATATGACCATGGAAGAGCCAAACCTGCTTGTTTCAAGTGGTATGCAATTGACTATGATGGAAATGTTTATTGCTACAGAGAGTTGTATGTGAATAGAGAAGATGGTTCTAGCAGATGGGAAGCAGACCAAATTGCTCAACAGATTGTTAAGATAAACAATGAAGCAAAAGACTTTCTTGAGTATGTTGTGGTTGATTCTGCTATATTCACAGCTACTGGTTCTGGAGAGACAATAGCAGAGATATTCCAGAAGAATGGTGTAGGAAGGACAGGAACACTCATTCCAATGATTATTCCTTGCACAAAGGGAGCCAATTCAAGAGTAATGGGATGGCAGATTATGCACCAATATCTTTATCATGACCAATTTACTCCTCCAAAGATAAAGTATTTTAGAAATTGCACTGATTCAATAAGAACCATACCTAGCTTGGTATATCCAAAGAACAAGGTTGGCAATCCAGAGGACTTGGACAGTGATGGAGAAGACCATGCTGCTGATTGTGATAGATATTTCCTTGTGACACTAAGAAGAAGAAAGACTCATCCTCCAAAGACTCCAGTAGAGAAGAAGATGATTGAGTTCCAGAAGAAGAAAGGATTGATTCATGACAGTGTATTGAGATTGGACAGGTTTGTCAACTCCTAAATGTTGACTCTTTATTAGTTAAGAAGTAAAATTATTGTATATGAAAATTTGGTCAATACTACTAAAAATAATTGGAAAAGTTTATCTTGTTACAGTTGCATCTGAAACATTTGAGTCTGCCATCTTAGCAGCAAAACAAAAAGCACAGCAAGAGCATGGAGTTGAAGGATGGGAGTATGCACTTCACTCTTGTATTGATTTTGATATGAATGCACTAAAACAAAACATCAAGCAAGAATTGAATATAAAGAATGATACAGAGAAGACAAAAGAGCCAGATATGAATTTGAATTGGTTAATGAAAACTATTATAGATGGCAAAGACACTCAACTATTTGAAGTGAGCAAGAAGTATATGGCAGAGCCACAAATATTATATATTAATGATAAAATAAATACAAATGAAAAAGCATAATTTAAAAAATGGATACATAATGGTAAAAGAAATCGTTCGCAGTGAACAAGAAGCAATAGACAGCAATGGCTTTTATATTCCTAAAAGCACACTTGATGATGAGCAAGTATCACAAGGTGCTGTTGTTGAGAGCAACAGTGAAGAATATCCAATTGGATCTGAATTGCTTTTCCATAAAGTTCTACCAGTAGATTTTAATATTAAAAGAGAAGGAGATGCAGAGTTGACTCCATATTTCTTTATTAAGAGCACAGATGTGATAGATGTGCTAACATAACAAATTATATATGCCAACACCATTAGCAATAAAAAAATCAATAGAAGAAAAACAAAAGACAACTGAGACATACAGAAAATCTTCTGAAGAGAAAGCAGGTTATGATATGTTCACTGCTCGCAAAGATTATCTACAGACTTATAGAAAAGGAACTGGTATTGAAGATATTTGGAAAGCAGCAGACAAAGCATATCCTCCTCACACAGCATCTGCAAGTAAGAAGAGCAAAGTATTTGTGAGTGATGATGAATTAGGATGGAGAAGCAAGCCAGTAGAGTTAGGAGCAGAAGACAATTGGCAAGAAGATTCAGTTCCTCCAACTCCATATGTAAAGATACAGACAGCATTAGGAATAATTATAGACAGAAATCCAACAGCAGTAATGACAGCAGGAGCAAAGAAGTTTGTAAACAATACAGTGTTGATGAAGCATTTGTATCAAGACAGTTGGGATATTGCAATGTCCAAGAAGATAATGCTGAAGCCATTTGTATTTAATGCTGCCAAGTATGGTATGGGAGTTGGTAGGACATATCCACTAACAATCACAAGACCTGTGCGTGATATAGAAAAGTATGTTCCAGAAAATCCAAAGTTGAATAAATATACAGAGACTGAATTTACATATTTTAATGATGTCTTCAGAGAGTCTTTGAGTCCTTGGCAAGTTTGGTTTGATGATTGTTCAGAAGTAGGAAATCCATTCTCTGCTAATGATGTTATTTATTATAAAGACTATGATTGGAGCAAATTTGAAAGACAATTTGGACATCTAAAAGCATTCAAATTTATCAAACCAACAGAAAGAGTTCTAGACAGAGAAAGTGCAGAACTCAAGTCTGCAGAAACAGGAGAAGGTGAATCAAAGGTATCAAAGTTGCAAGAAAGACTTTGGTTCTGGGAGAATTTGGATCTTGATATGTTGTTCATTTGTAATGATGATGGAATTGTTCTTGTGAATGAGCCAATGCCACAGACTCCAAAGAATAAAAGACTTTCTGTCTATTCTGCTCCTTGGACAATGAGAAATGATAAAAGTATTTATGGTATTGGTATTTATGAAGCAATGAGGAATGACCATAGAATTTATCACAAGGTAAGAAACATGACAGTTGACCAAGTTCTTCTTTCAATATATAAAGAATGGTTCTACTCTGGAACTGATATGCTTGAGGGAGATGGAAATATGAAGACCAGACCAGGAGCTGGCAGACAAGTATCAGATGCCAAGAATATAAAATGGTCTGATGTTCCAGGACCAGGAAAAGATGCATGGGAAGCACAAGATAGAATGATGGACAGAATTGATGATGTCACAGGAATATCTAAGTCTTTGCAAGGAGAGATAACTGGTTCTACAGCATTTGAAATATCACAAGCAAGAGAAAGTGCATTGAAGAGAATGAAAACTCCTCTTGAACACATTACTGATGCTCTTGAAGTTGATGCATACTTGTCTTGTGGCATTATAGAAGACTTGTATTCTGTTTCTAAGATAAAATTACTTGTGAATGAAAAGTATATTGAGCCATTCATGATAGATCTTTATGAAAGAGAAGATGGAGAGTCTTTGATGGAAGGAAGAGATTATGTAAAAGAATTCAAAGAAGTTAGTCTTCCATTAGAGAGAACAGAGCAAGGTTCATTCAAGGAGGTTGAAGAGAAGCAATTCTTCAATCTCAAGCCAGAAGACTTTCCATGGGAAGGTGTTATTAAAATCAAAGGACAATCAATCATTGCAAACTCTGAAATACTTGAGAGGACAACCACTACAGAACTTGCTACACTTGTTGTTCCTCTATTTTCTGGAGATCCTGCTATCACTGAAAAACCTGCAAGAGAAATTCTCAAAGCATATGACAAAGATCCTGAAGACTGGCTACCAGAGCACTGGATTAATCCTCCAGCACCAGCAGGAGCAGGAGCCATGGCTAACTTATTTGTAGATCCAAAAGAAGCAGCAATGGCTGAAGAAGCATCTGCTGGTGGAGAAGCACCTAAAACTCCATCAATTGGAGGAGCAGGCAATGTTATCAATAATCTTTCAAAGTCCATTAAGAATATGGGACTAAAATAATATATGGCTGAACAGTCAGTGCCACTATCTAAAAAAGAAACAATGCTTCTACAGAAGATTGTCAATAGCGATGCTATTGAAATAATGGGAAGAGTCGCTAGCACTATGCTGATAAATTGGAGCAAAGTTGAAAATGCAAATCAGTCAACTGCATTTTTGACAGCAAAAGTTGCAATTGGTCGTGAAGAGAGAAAGAAAGCATTAACATTATTCCTAGAACAGTTAGAAAGACTTGCACATGGATAAAGACAATATATACAATCAAGAATATCTTGGACATTCACAGATAAAATCTAGGAGGAAGTTTGCTATGGCTGATGTATCTGGAAACTCTAATGATATTGTATTTGAAGTGAATTGGAATTCATTTGTTAGGAGAAAAGGTTTTGTCAAGATACAAGTTGGAGATAAAGAAGTTGTTGTGAGTAGAGAGCATTTATGGGGAATTCTATTTATGCTTGGCTCTGCTGAAGAACAAGAGAAGATGGTGACACCATTTATGAAGAAAACAATTGTGAAGAAGTTTTTTAAAATTATAGGCATCACTACAACCAGAGATATTAAGAAAGGTGAGCAAATAAAAGTTCCACTGGAATTTACTCTCAATCCTGATACAAATCAGATTGTTATTGGGAAAGGGTCGATGGGTAAGATTGAAAAATTATTAACAAATAACAATAAGTAAATAAAGATGACAGAAGAACACAAAAAGAAACTAAAAGAAGCAAGAGAGTTGGCAAAGTTGAAGAAGGAAGGAAATCTTCCACCAGAAGAAGTTGAAAAGAAATTGCCAAAAGAAAAGAAAGAAAAGTCAACTAGTGATGAAAAATTAGATGCTGTGCTTGCAGGCATTAATACTCTTGCAGGAGCAGTTGGCAAGTTGGTAGAGTTACAAACTATAAAGAAAGAAATTTCTTCTGAAGAAAAAAAGCCAGAGAAATTTAATCCAAAATTAGATGATGAGACATATCCACAAATGTATGTTCCTCCAAAGTATAGGAAGATAGTGGATGAATTTCTTTCTCCTGAATTTGGATTAAGAGTGGTTGATTTTGAAGACAGAACAGACTTCATGGTAGAAATAATTGTTCCTCCAAAATATAGTTCACTAACAAAAGAAGAGAAGGAAGGAGGAATGGAAGATGTTCGTTCAAGAATGGTGACAAGAGCACTTGGAGAGAATGGAGTAAGAGAATGGACAAAACTTGTAAGAAAAAATTTGTCAAGATATTATCAGCAAGAAGGTGTTGCATCACCTTTTATTAATCAAGAATAATAAATAAGTATGAAGAAAATTACATTAACAAAACGTGAGGGATATGATTTGTCTGCAGTGTTGGCTACTACATTAAGAGAGAAGGCAGAAAATTTGGATTTCAAAGAAATAATTGGAGTTCAAAAAGTTGTAAATTCATTAGTAGATGGAGTCAAAGATTATTCAGAAAAGTTTGATGCTCTTAATAAGCAAAAAAATACTCTTGTTGAAAATGCAAATAAGAAAATTGTTGCATACAGAAGAGATCTTGCAGAAAAGTCAAAAAAGGATTCTAAATTGGATGAAAGTTACAAGCAAAAAGTTGAAGACTTTGTGAATGAAATGCTTGAAGATGCCAAAAGGGAGATTGAAGAGACTATTTCTCCTGAATTCAAAAAACTCTATGAAGAATTGGGTAAAACAGACATTTCTATTGAGTTAGAAGATGATAAACACAAGATGACCATCAGTTTATTTGAGAAATTTGCTAAAGAATACTACACTGATAAGAAGGCAATGGTTGAGACATATGAGAAATTCACTGTTTAGTGCTTGACTTCTTTTTGCAGAAGAGAGATAATTATTATAAGTGTTCTCTAACAATTGATAAAAGTTTGGTTGAGGAGCAAACTCTCTTAGCAGAGAAATGCCTAGTGCATACTTTCTATTTTCACAATTGCTAAGATTGTGGAGAGAGTCTGCTCCTTGACTTTTACTTGATTCATCTGTCCTCGCCAAGACAGAAATGTATTCCATCTAGGAATAACTTAAACTGGCTTTCAAAAATGAACAAGATGAAGTTAGGAAATGACTTTGCGGGAGATGGTGAGCAGAACACCAAAGACCGTGAAGAGTCAGATGAAAATACTTCCGATGATGAATTGGAAGAAGAGAAGGAAAACTCTGGTGAACCTGACAATACCAAAACCACAGACGATGAGTCTGATGAAAAAGATTCTGGAGAGTCTGATGAGAGCACTGGTGATGATGCTGCTGAAGACAAGAAGGATGAGAAAGATGAATCAAGTAAGAGCAAGGAAGAAATTCTAAACTCTTTACTAGAAACTGAAAAGGATCTAGATAAAAATAATTCATCAATTGATGTCCAGATTGCTGAAGCAAGAAAAAGACTTTATCAAAAGCGAGGTCTACGCAGAGGTAAAGTAGAAATCAACAAACTCATTGATTCTAAGTTTCCTGACCAAGAGGATGAAGACACTGATGACTTGTCTGATATTGATTCAGACACTTTGAAAGTCTTGGAGAGATTCACAAAGGCAAAGGGACTTGTTCCTAAGTCTGAATTGAACCAAATGACTTACAAACAGATTCATAAAACATCTGAAGAAACTTTTTATGATACTCATAAAGAATATCTTCCAGAGAATGATGCAAATGATATCTTGTATAATGCTCTTCAGGAGGAACTTGCTTTATTTGCTGCTCCAAAGGATGCCAAAATGATTCCAAAATTATTTGAGAAGGCACACAGAGAAGTAATAAAGAGATTTCCTGACTTATTCAAAAAAGTTGAGACTGTTTCTAAAAAAGAAAATGTCAATAATGAAGAGGATAAAAAGAAATCAATTCGTCTAAAGAATGCAGGTCTAGGTGGTGGTAATTCTGGTGGTTCTGGGTCTGGAGGAGAAACTGATAATACTTCTAAAAAGTCAGTTTCATTGAATTCAGACCAAGTTGCTTCTCTTAGGAGAGGTGGCTGGACAGAAAAGGAAATTCAAGAATTACAAGGAAAATAATTAAACATTAAAAGTATGAAATACGGAGCTGGATTTTATCTCTTAAGAGATAATGCAGACAAGGGAGCTCACGCAATTCCAATTTCATCTCAAACAGTATTAGTTGGAGATCTTCTTCAACTACCTGTTGGTGATGCCAATTGGACAGTGTGCACAAGTGCTTCTGTGAGTTATACTCGCAAGGCAATTGCTGTTGCTTCTGCTACTTCTTCAGATACTGAAGTTTTGGCAATTGAGTTGGATGGAAGTGAGGATGTGCAAGTTCAGAGTGCAAACTCTTCTGATGCTACACACAATGGTGATAGAATGGCTTTGACAGATAAAAATACTGTCAATAACAGTGGTTCAGATGTGACCACTACAACTGTTGGCTTTGTTCAAAGAGGAACAGTTGGTGCAACCACAGATAATCAAATCTGGGGTAATGTCTTGGTCGGAAATGGTGTAGTAAGCACTGTGTCTTAATAGCTTAACATAAAATCAAAATAAATATATGAGTGCACCTTTTACTTTAGCACAGGCAACTGATTTGACAAATGTCGCTATTCAAGACATTTATCTTAAGGAAAGCAAACTTGAGAAAAAATCAGTGTATGACAAATACTTCAATGTGGTTAGTGGGGTTACAGACCTCTACTTGAAGGATTCATCTCTCTCTGGTTTGGGAGAAGCAGCAAGAATAGTTGAAAATGCTGTTGTCACCTCTGAAGTTCCTGTTCAGGGATATGACCAGACTTATACTCAGGTTGAGTATGGTAAAATGCTTCCAGTCACAAAAAAGATGTGGAAGTTTGGTATAAAGAAAAGAGACTTAACACGTGTAGTTAAATCTCTTATTGCTGCTTGTGAACGCAAGCGTGAAGTTCTTTGTGCTGATAGGTTGGACAATTCTTATTCAACTTCTTACACAGTAAGTGATGAGAATGGAAATTACTCAGCAACTATCTCTGGTGGAGATGCTGCTGCTCTTATTTCTAATGCTCACACTCGTGAGGATGGTGGAACTAACTGGAATAATCGTATTACAGATGGAACTACTGTCAATATGGACTTTGATTATGATGCTTTGAAGGCTCTTGCCCGAACTGGCTCATTAATCAGAGATCCAAAAGGCAATTTGATGGATGTCAACTTTGATACTCTTATTGCTCGTAGTAAAACTACTGTTCATTTCCGCATGAAGGAAATCAAGCGAACAATCAACAATCCAGGTCGTGGAACTCTTCCAGGATCTGCTGATAATGATTCTGCTGCTGTTGATGACTTTGAAATAGTAGCTGTCCCATGGATAACTACTAATACTTCTTACTGGTGGGGTGTTGACACTATGATGAAGGGAGATGAATATGGTCTTCAATACAAGGAAAGCCAAGCCATTGAATTGGAAGGACCAAATGTGGTCTTCAAGACTGGTGAAATACAATACAAAACAACCATGATGTTTGACATCGGGTTCAATGATGGTCGTTGTATGGCTGGTTCCAAGAACACTAACGCTAGTTAGTATTCTATTATTAGCATTACAAAAAAAGTTGGGGAGCAATACACCAATAACATAAGTTGTCAAGGATATTGCTCCTAGCTAATAAAATAAAAGTATGAGTTATCAAAATGGTTTACAATATACAGACTTCAGGAGAATAAATCTTAAAGCAGAAGGTGGTGTTATACGCTTTGAGGATATTACTACTGTTCCAACTACTGCTACAGGTGAATACTTGCTGTATGTAGATGGAGGAGTTCTGTATTATGATAATGGATCTGGCACTGTGGCACTTGGTGCTGCTGGTGGTTCTGGTTCAATATCATGGGAGCAAATGTATGCTACTGACAATACCATCAACATTGCAAGTGGCAGTGGATTGACTATTGCTGGTGCAATGGCAAACTCCAATGATGTTCTTACAGTATCTCAGGCTGCAGGAGGATCTGGAGATGTCATTAAAATACAAAATGCTGGGACAGGTAAAGACATAAGTGGAACAGATGACACTTGGCACATTACAAAAGCAGGTGTTGCTACTTTTGCAGAACTTGTTCTGACATCAACTGTATCAACAGATGTATTTGCAGTAACAAATGACTCAATTACAGCTAACAATGCATTTCTTGTAACTGGCTCTGGAGTATTCACTGGCACTGGAGCAAATTCCTTTGCCAATGTAACTGCTTCTGGACTTACAACTGGAACTGCACTTACTGTGATTGCAAATGGTGCTACTACTTCAGTAGGAGTATTTGATGTTTCTGGAACTGCAATGACAAGTGGATCTCTTGTTAGATTGACAGGAGGTGGAGCAAATATCTCTTCAGGAGGTAAAGTTCTTGAAGTTGCTATGGGTGCTGCTACTACTGGAGCAGGTGTGTCTATTACTACTTCTGGTGTTCATCAGGGAACTACTACAAATTCTATATTTGTAATAAACTCTGCAGGAGACACTGGAACTGCATCTTATATAGTTGCAAATAGTAATACAACTGGAGTTGTTTCATTGATTACATCATCTGGAACAATGACAACTTCTGGAAGTCTTTTGACATTGACTGCAAACTCAGCAACTACTGCTGCTGGATTGCTTAGAATTAATGGAAATGGACTTACTTCTGGTATTGGTGCAATTATTGCTTCATCTGCTACTGCTATAACAGGCAATGGTAGATTGTTCAAAATTGACCACACAGGAGCAACAACTACATCTGGAACATTAGTTGAATTTGCAACTTCTGCAACAGATGAAACAGTAGTAGTTAAAATCACTACTGCTGCTATGGTTGATGGAGTTGGTCTTTCAATTGTTGGAACAACAGGAATGACAACTGGTTCTCTCTTGAGAGCTACTACTTCAACTGCAGGAATTGTAGCAACAAATGGAGTCTATTCATTAAGAGGAACTGGAGCCCACACTTCAACTTCTTATGCTGGACTTCTTGATGTTCAATCTTCTGGAATGGTAGGAACTGCAGCAAATAGCACATTGGTTAATTTCATGGCTACTGCTGCTGCTCAAGTTGATACTACGATCTTGAATGTTGAAGCATCTGGCTTTACAACTGGATTCACTGGTTCAATGGTAAGAATTAAATCTCCTACCACAACTGGTGCAGGTAAAGTAATTGAAGTTATTGCTGATGGTATTACCTCTGGAGGAACTGCTATGAGTATTTCTGTGGCTGCTCTTACAACTGGAGATGGACTTGTAATTAGTAATGGCACTGCTGCTACTACTACAGGATCTCTATTGAAAGTTACAGCTGCAGGAACTGGAGCTGTCTCTGCTGATGGTATAGTTAGCTTTGCTCACACAGGAATTTATACATCTTCAACTGTTGGATTTGTAAATATTCTTACTTCTGGAACAACTGCAGGAACAACACTTTCTGTAACTGCAAGTGCAGCTACAACAGGAGTTGGAGTTCTTGTAGCTACTGATGCTTTGACAGAAGGAACTGCTCTAAAAATTACAGCAGTTGAAGCAACACTAACCACTGGACTTTATATTCAGTGTTATGATGGTGCTGCTAATGACTTCTCTGTGGCTAAGTATGGAGCTACTGTAATTGCAGGTAATGCTGCTCTTACTGCTTCTCTAACTCTCACAAAAGGAGACTTCTTGATGAGTGATGGAGTATTGCGTGCTGCTGTCACAGCCACAATTACTGCTGATGCAGGCTCTATTCAAGGAGGAAGTCCATTGACACGATCTTTTAATGAGATTGCTGTTTCTGGAACAACAGGTGATTCTGTTACTCTTCCTGCTGCTGCTGCTGGTCAATTCGTATTAATAACTAATCACGGAGCTAACTCTGCTGATGTATTTCCTGCTTCAGGAGATGCAATCAATGAGGCATCTGCAAATGCTGCTAAAGCACTTGCTGCTGATGCTTCCATGATGTGTTATTCTTATGATGCAACCAATTGGGAGTGTTTGACATTAGCTAGATAAGTAATTATCTCTCTACTCTCTCCATAATTAAAATGTGGAGAGGGATAGGGAGGTAAAATTATTAGAATAATTTATTAAAATATATGAATACAGACAGAAAAGTAAAATTGGAAATAAATACTGCTACTTCTGGAGACAATACAATTATTGATGCTCCAACAAAAGGTCATATTGAAATTGACCATATTGAGGTTATGCCTACTGGTGGTGCTCAAACCATCAAATTGAAGTTAGCTGGTGCAAGTTCTGCTGCTAGTCAGAATCCAATGCAACAAGTTGAATATGCATTTGATGATAATCAAGCATGGGTGTATGACAGAACCACTAACAATACTCTTGAATGCACTGAAGCAACTGCTCTTATATTGAATCTTGGAGCAGCAACAAGAGTGACAGGGTTTGTATTAGCAAGAATAGTAGGAGAATAAAATATGCAAAAAGCAGTTCCATCAACAAAATTGAAAGGAGACTTGCTCTTAGAACTGAAAGAAATAAAGATTGAAATAGCAACAGAGCAAATCAAAAGAGATAAAATTAGGAGAGAAACTTCTGATGCTCAAGATGCACTTTCTAAAAGAGAAGTTATAATGAAGAAGAAAGAGCAAGAACATGAAAAAAGGATGGAACTTTTGGACAAGCAAGTTTTTGACAAAGAAGAAAAGAGAAAAGAAATTGAATCAAAAATTGCAGAAAAGAACAATATCTTACAAGATTTGAATGAAGAAATCTCTGATGTTAGAAAAGAATTGAATACATCAAAGAAAGAGAAAGATGAAACTTTACAATCTGTTATAGAAAAAGTCAAGGATAAGAATTCAGAAATTGTTAAGTTGAATTCTCAAATTTTAATACTAACAAGCAATAAAGAGAAGCTTGAAAAAGAAAATAAAGAAATAACAGAAAGCATGACAGAAAAATTGCAATATGCAAATAAAAGAATTCTTGATGCTGATAAAAAAGAAAAAGAAGTTGATGAAAAAGATATAAAATCAGAAGCCAAAAGGTCGGAACTGAGAATTATATCTGCAAGACTGGAGGAAAGATATGGTGATGTGGCTCCAGATATTTATAAGAAAAAAATAGAAGTAGAATAATTATATGGGATATTTATCAAAAGGAAGAGAATTGACAAGTGCAGAGGAAGCAGTAGTGGAATATTTAGAACCACTAGGATCTGCTCTTCAGCAAATTAGAGTAAATGCAGCAGGAACTGCTCTTGAATACTTCACTGCAGGAGCATCATTAGATGGTTCTGGAACTTTGAATGAAATTGCATACTGGGTTGATTCTGATACTCTTGGCTCTCTTGCAGTTGCTACTTATCCATCTCTCACAGAATTGTCTTATGTAAAAGGAGTGACAAGTGCAATACAGACACAAATAACTGCCAAAGCTCCCAGCACTTCTCCAACATTTGCAACTTCTATTACTGGTAGCTATTTGACTGCTTCAGAGATATTGATTACTGATGGTTCAAAGAATATAGTTTCTGCTGCTGTGGCTACTTATCCATCTTTGACAGAACTAACTTATTTGAAAGGAGTTACATCAGCTATTCAAACTCAAATAGGAACAAAAGCAGCACATGCAACAACAATTACAATTGCTGGGACTGCCAACCAGATAACTTCTTCAGCAGGAGCTCAAGATCTTTCAGCTAACAGAACTTGGACACTTTCATTGCCATCTGATGTTCTAATTCCTACAGTTCTTACAGTGCCAAACACAGGACTTCACTTACTAGATACAAATGCTTCTCATGATTTGATAATAAAACCAGGAAGTGATTTAACAGCAGACAAAACTCTAACCATAACTACTGGTGATGCTGATGTTATAGTTAATTTCACAGCAGTGACAGATGAATATGTTTTAGCATATGATATTACTTCTAATACTTGGAGAGGTGTGGCTGCTGGAGCTGGTGCATCTACTGCTCTTGATAATTTGGCTTCTGTAGCAATAAATACAACTCTAGTTTCTGATACATACAACACAGACGCTTTGGGAACTTCAGCCATTGCTTGGTCTGATTTATTTTTAGGAAGTGGTGCTGTAATTGAGTGGTCAAGTGCTGCCTCTACTCCTGATGTAACTCTAACTCATTCTGCTAATACACTGACAATTGCTGGGGGTGCTTTAGTTGCAGAAGCAATCACTGGAACAACTATTACTGTAAATACAAACTTGGTTCCAGATGCTAATGATGGTGCAGGATTGGGTATTTCTGGCACTGCATTTTCTGACTTGTTTCTTGCTACTGGTGGAGTGATAGATTGGTTGGCAGGAGCAGTAACAATTACACATTCTGCAAATACTCTTACTATTGCAGGTTCTGCTTATACTACCTTGGCTCTTGGAGCAACCAATATAACAATGACAGGTTCTTTGGCTGCCACAGGAGCAAGAGTCTCTTCTGCATTTTTTACAGTTTTAGAGTCAACTACAATAGAACTTGGAGCTACTTCAGATACCACAATTAGTCGTGTTTCTGCTGGAGTTATTGCTGTTGAAGGTGTAACGATTCTTACTGTGGCTGGAGGAACTATGACAGGTAATATTGTTCTTGGAGAAAATACTTCTGTTGATTTAGATCCTGCTGGATCTGCAGATGGAAAGTATTCTGGAATTTGTATAACTGGAACTGCAGGTGCTGCTTTGGCTTTTGGAGATTTGATTTATCTTGCAGTTGCTGATTCTAGATGGGAGTTGTGTGATGCTGATGCCTTGGCTACTGCTGGCAATATTATGATAGGAATGTGTGTTCTGGCAGCAGGTGCTGATGGAAATGCTACAAAGATTCTTTTGATGGGACAAGTTAGAGCAGATGCAAAGTTTCCTGCACTTACAATTGGAGCAGCAGTGTATGCTGGAGAGACCGCAGGTGCAATTCAAGTAGCAATTCCAACAGGTGCAGATAATGTAATCAGAGTGGTCGGCTTTGCTCTGACAGCAGATGAGATTTACTTTAATCCTAGCCAAGACCATCAGACAACTGTGGCATAATTATATGGATATAGTATTTGGAACAAAATGGTTTGAAAGACATCAGAGAAAACTTCTCTTTCTTTTGAATGCACCAATAATTAAGATTTGGTTTAGATGGATATTAAGAATAAAAACTATTGATTGCAAAACAAATGAAATAATATCAAAAATATCCACAAATTACTTTGAATTCAATCCTAGAAAGAGTATCAAAATAAATTCTCAAACATTTAGGAATTCATACAGAGGAGAGCATGCAAAAATACTTCACAGAAGAGACAAGAACAAATATAGGAAACAAGGAATAAAGTATGTTGATATATTTGATAGAGATGTTAGAACTCATAATAAATTCTCAAAGAGAATGTATTTTGCATTCAAGCCAATTTGGTATTTTATGCATGCATGGGATTTGATATTTACACAAAAATACATTCCACAATTAAACTTTGGATTTGATACATTGACTGTATATCCAAATCCACACACAGAAACAGTTTCTTTTGATGGTTATTGCACAAATGACCAAACAACTTGGGCTTCTGCAAGAAGTGGGACTGCTTCTTCTGGTGCTAATGATGATATTACACAAGGAGTTTTTGTTCAAAATAGAAAAATTAGCGATAGTCAATGGATTGTTAATAGAGCGTTCTTTCTCTTTGATGCTACTGCATTAGATGATGGCGTTTCTATAAGTGCAACAGACTTTGGAGTAGTTCCTCATGATGCAGCTGGTAGCACACTTACAGATACAATGACACTTCGTATAGTTTCTTCTACTCCTGCTTCAAACACAGCAATTGCTACTGGAGATTTTGACCAAATTGGTGCAACTGTATTTGCTTCTATGCTTGCTTCTTCTTATGTTGGAACAGGATCTTCTTATAATATTTTTTCATTAGATGCAAATGGTATAGCAAATGTTAGCAAGACAGTTGTTAGTAAATTCGCTGCTGTCGGAAGGCTGGACATTGC